AGTATGAATTTGTAGTGTGTCAGGATCAACAGCTAACAAAAAATGAATATCATAACTTGTTAGGCGAAGCGAAGATGGTATTTAGTGCTAACTTACAAGAAACACTAGGTATTAGTTGCTATGAAGGTTCTGTAGTAGACGCTATTCCTATGGTTCCGGATAGACTAAGTTATAGTGAGATGTATTATGATGATTTCAAATACGAAAGTAAATGGACTGAAAGTTATGATGCATACACTGTTTATAGACCAGATTTATGCCGTGCTATTATGACACATATGGATTATTACAAAACAAGAATTCCCATGATCCGAAAACAAACAAAGGATTTGCATGACAACTTCTTCAGTGCCGCCGGGTTACTCAATAACCTCAAGTAGTTTAGACACTATTACTATTTCAACCGGTACTGTTGATCTTAGTTCATACAGTACTAGTAATAGTATGTACAGTTATAATAATTCCAGTGTTGTTACAACTACTTTAGGTCCTATTACTACTATAGATTCATTAACAACTGGTTACGAGTATAAAGATCTTGTTTTTACAACTCCAACTGATTGGGTAGATACTTTTCCGTCATGGGCTAGAGTTCAAGACATGTGTAAACAATATCCTAGTTTAGAAATAGCACTTAGAAATTTTCAAACCATTTATCAACTAGTAAAAGACGATTATGATAATCCAGCGCCTAAAAAATAAGTTTTTTTCTTTTTTAGAAAAACACGATCGCAAACGAGTAATTATGGATCGTACAAGTAAAGAACCATACTTGGAAAGATATTATGTGTTTCTTAAGGATAGGACATGGTTTCCGTTTAATGTGTTTATTCACAAGTTTCTAAAATCGGATCCAGACGATGTCCATGATCATCCTTGGCCCTATGCTACACTGATTCTCAAAGGTGGCTACTACGAATGGACTCCAATGTTCGATGCTGATAATAAAATGATCGGGGAAATGTGTGCGTGGCGTGGTCCCGGACATTTTCGCCTATGTAAATCAACTAGTTACCATCGTATAGAATTAGACCCAAATATAACAGCATGGACTATGTTTATGCCTGGACCACAAAAACGAGAGTGGGGATTTTTAGTAAAAAATAAATGGATACACAATGAGCTATACCTCGAACAACGCCGTCAGTAATGGATTAATTGGAAGTACTGTAAACATCGGTGCTATAGGATCTACGTCAGGGCATGTGTACGCTACTAATAATACAGGCTCATCCGGTCAGTTCTTAACATCGACTGGCAGCAATGGTACAACATGGGTCACCGGGACTAGTGCAATTCCAAATGAAGTGTTAAAAATTAATCAAGCCAATCCTCCAGAATTGGAAGTTAAAGGCCGTATGGTGTTAAATGGACGAGACTTAGAAGAACGGTTAAACACGATTGAAAAGGTCTTGCAAATTCCCGAACGTGATGTTATACTAGAAAAGAAGCATCCAAAGTTAAAGAAGTTGTATGACGACTATATTGCGGCATTAGGTAAGTATAGAACTTGGAACGCAATTAAAGGGGATTAAATTTAATGTTTTTCTTTAAAAGAAAAGAAATTGTAGTTGACTGTTTTACATATATTGAACCGGTATATTTAAACTTTCCCATTGATAAGGCTATAAAATTTTATCCTAACGAATTTAAAAAATTAAAACCAACTGTTCAAGAAAATACAATAAAGCTATGCAACGGCGTTAATGATTTATACACTAGTGGTTTTATTTTGCCTGCATGGGATACTTTTACATTAACCATGGTTGATGACGGAAAATTCTTAGTTGACGCTAATGCAAAAAATATTAATACAGGATATCATTCTCGAGATCAGTACGGATCAATATATCCTAATTCAGGACATGTTAAATTATATTCACCGTGGATGATAAAAGAAAAAACCGGTGTTAATTTCTTGTGGATGCAACCCGGATGGAATAGGACTGATAACTCTGAAAAATTAAATATTGTACCGGCAGTAGTTGATTTTAAATATCAATATCTTAGTCATGTTTCTATGTTTATTAAAAAAGGAACCACTGTCAAATATAACATAGGTGATCCATTAGCTCATGTTATTCCGCTATCGGAAAATAATATAAAAATAAAAACACATCTATTAGAACAAGAAGTGTGGACTAAAGAATTTTATGCTTTTGAAAATTTTCAAAGATATGATAATCATAGAAATTTAAAATATCCAAAATTTTTAGAAACAAAAAAATGCCCGTTTGGGTTTGGAGGAAAATAATGTTCTTTTTTAAGAAAAAACAAATTACAGTTGATTGCTTTACAGATATAGTAAGTGTTTATAATCATGCAAAAATAGATTATTCAAATAAATTTTTTCCAGACTGGTGGAAAAATATGCCTAATGAATATATAAGATTAGACAAAAATATCGAAGTCCAACAGTCGACAATTAAAAGATGTAACGGATTTTTAGATTTAAATAGACAGGGATTTACTATCCCCTTATGGTCTGATTTAGTTATAAAAACATATGACAACGGTAAATTTGAACATCTATATTCAGATATAGTAAATCCGTTGCCAATAGTACAACACGACGAACGTATGATGGGTCCGGAATTTAATAATTTTATACACATAAAATTAGTATCACCGTGGTTAATGAAAGAAAAAACTGGAACAAAGTTTTTTCTTTCACCTAATATGTGGGAATCTCCTAGCTTATTACCAAAGATACACATAATGCCAGGTGTATTAAATTTTAAAGATCAAGTTCAAAATAATATAAACACATTTGTATCAAAAGCAAATAACACAATTAAACTTAATTTTAAACAGCCGCTAATTCAATTAGTGCCATTAACTGATCAAGAAGTAAAAATTAAATGTCATTTACTATCTAAAGAAGAATGGCAAAAAATACTTATTGAAAAAAATATGACTATTGCATTTCAAAATGGGTATAAAAAGATAAAAGCAACTGAAACAGAGTCAAAATGCCCATTTGGGTTTAAGTAATTTTATAAAGGAAAAACTATGTTACATGAATCAATCCAAATTAAAGAATTTTTAGTAAAGGACGAATCTTCCTTTAAGCTACGAGTTAAACACTATCAAATTCCAGCAACACCTGAACTTTTTAGTTTAGATTTCGTACAAGAAAATTATGACGTTAACGGTAATTTTACCGAAGCAAGTACTTACAATTTTTTCTTAACTAAAGAACAGATTGGAACATTGTGTAAAAATCTTATTGAACAACATGGCATCTGATTTAGAAAAGGCATTAGATGAAAAACGAGCACCTTGGACAGAAATTGAATACCGAACAAAAGACTTTTGGGTCTTCAGAGATGCATATCCAGTTACCCAAGGGCATTTGCTTTTTGTGCCTACCATGGAACAAAGTGATAATCTCTGGGAGTGCTACAAAGCCGCATACAAGTTTGGATTCGAAGGTGTTGAAGGAGCACGGTGGGATGCTTTCAACATCGGTCAAAACTGCGGGCAGGCTGCTGGCCAAACAGTAATGTATCCACATGTACACATGATACCTCGTAGAGAGGGAGATATGTCTGATCCCCGTGGCGGGGTAAGACATGTTATTCCAGAAAAAGGAAATTATAAAAATGACTTACGAAAACAGAATTAAACATCTTGAAGAAGCACATCATGCACTTGATAAAAAGATTCGTGGTATAGAATCTACAGGTGTATTTGATGACGATCAACTATATGAGTTAAAGAAACAAAAACTTATTCTCAAAGATCAAATTGAAGAATTGAAAAAGAAACAACATACTCACTAATTTATTGAGCAAAAAATACTTTATTGAGGTTGCAAAAACCTAAATAATCCTGTACACTAATAAAAATATGGCAATCCCCTGCCTTAACATCGGAGAATATATATTGAACAAAAATGAAACAGCACTAGACGCTATGTACGGCGATGGTGGATACAGCGAAGCCTACCTTGGCGACCATCTTCGCTTTAAAATGAAGCGAGACAATAAACGCTTTTGGGCTGGAGATAATATCAGTGATTATCTAAACGAAGGCGATAAAGAAATTTTAATCAAAGAAGCAACAGAAGCATTTGAAAAAGTGTTAGATGCATTGCTTATTGATCGAGAAAATGATCCCAATAGTAAAGGTACAGCTAAACGATTAGCTAAAATGTATTTTAATGAAGTAATGGCAGGTAGATATGATCCAGCACCAGACGCAACAGCATTTCCAAATGATTCGCAAGACCGCTATGAAGGTATGTTGGTTGTGCGTAGTGAGCTTCGCAGTATGTGTAGTCATCATCACCAACCTGTGGCTGGCGTTGCTTATATTGGTATTATTGCCGCGCAAAAACTCATTGGACTCAGTAAGTACACAAGGATTGCTCAGTGGTGTGCCCGACGAGGTACTCTCCAGGAGGAACTTTGTAATGACATTGCTAGGGAAATCGGCAAGGCAACGGGCACAACAGATCTAGGTGTCTACATTCAAATGACACACGGATGCTGTGAGAATCGTGGTATTATGGCGCACTCTAGTCTAACTCAGACTACAGTATTACAAGGTGCATTTAAAGACGATGGCAATACAAAGAAAGAATTCTTTGATAACATTAAACTACAACAAGAATTTGCCCCACGATGAAATATATTACTAACAAATTTGATAATGTTCGTTTACCAGTTGAACCTGGGTTGTTAGAATGGTTGCAGTTACAATATCCTGCATCAAAATATTATATTAAGGAAAGTTAATATGGCAACACGCAAAAAGAAAGAAATAAATGTAGACAGCGGTGGCTGGCCTAAAATTACACAAGGCACACACTTAACTGTTAAAACATTTGAAGACGGGCATACAGAACTAGTATGGGATGATGAACAACTATTAAAAGAAGTGCAAGAAGCTATTGCTAGCGCATCAACAACACAAGGAGAAACAAATGGCAAAACTAGGAAAACTCGCAAAAGTAAATGAGTCGATTACAATCAATCGCTACGATAATGCCTGGATGGTAGAAATCGGCGGTCGTGATAAGAAAGAAGATTGGAAGAATACAAAGACAGTCTGTAACACAGAAGAAGAATTAATTGCGTTGATCAAAGAATACAACACTATGGATTTGGACAACTAATATGTCAGTATATCTAATCAAACCGCTTGAAAAGAAAAGCATTGTTTGGCATGTGGAAATGTATCGTAATAATCCAGATGGTACTATCAGCTGGTTTAATTTAGATGAAACATTTCGTTGGGGACAGGGTTTTATTGAAGAAGACATGGATTGTAATCTTCCATGGGAAGGTGATACTGTAGCCTATACTAAACCCGACGGCGGATGGGGATGTGAGTTTGACGATAGCATTAATATTGAAATAGAGTTCAGTGACGACATCACTGAAGAAGAACAAGAAGCTATCCGCGAAGCATACTACGATGGCGGGGCCGGTTGGCTGTTTGACGGTGAGCACGATTGGCAGGAAGAAGATACTGCTGTTCATGTATATGCTCCATTCCAAATCAGTCTATGTGAAGATGACAGTACTGTTATTGAAGAAAATGTTAAACTTAAAACTAGAGAACAGATTGCAGAAGAAATTAAAAATATGCCCAACTGGCCGTTTGGCGCTGTTGAGAGCGAAGGTGGGGAGACAGACTAATGACTACTGCTAAAGAAATTACTGATAATTTAATCTACCGTGCAAAGAACATACAAGAATTTGTAGTTGAAAGAACTATGCCATCTATACCAAAGGGTGTAGTTAAATTTAGTTTCCAACATACAGCCGGTGAGCAGTATGCTCGAATTTTTGTTCCGGCACTAACACAGGAAGAGGCTGAACAGATGGTTGACGAGTGGTTCCAGGAGAATGTATAATATGAAATGGTTTAAAAGATTAGTAGCTAAGTGGGCACATCAAGGTAGAAACTACGCTGAGGTAGAAGAAATGAAAGCTAGTAGAGGATTAGTTAGATCAAATGATATTGAAGCTGTATCCGGTGACGATCCTGTATTAAACTTCAAAGTCTATTCAGCAGTAGGTGGCAAGGTTGTAGAGTTTAGACGATATGATCGTAAAAGTGATCGCAATGATTCTACTACTTATATTATTACCAATGATCAAGACTTTGGCGATCGTATTGCAAAAATTGCAACAATGGAACAAATTAAATTATGAGTAAAATTAAAATTGCAGAGTTATTTTATAGTATACAAGGCGAAGGACGCTATATGGGCGTCCCTTCTGTTTTCTTGCGTACATTTGGTTGTAACTTTAAATGCGCAGGTTTTGGCATGCCGCGTGGAGAGTTAAGTACTGAGGCAGATGATATTGCTAGGGTAGTTCAGCATTTTACAAAATACGAAGAACTACCATTAGTAAGTACAGGGTGTGATAGCTATGCTAGCTGGCATCCAGACTTTAAAGATTTGTCGCCGATGTTGACCAGTGATGCTATTGCAGATCGCATCATGGAAATTATTCCACATAATGAATGGCTCGATGAGCATCTAGTTATCACGGGCGGTGAGCCTTTACTAGGTTGGCAACGTGCGTATCCAGACTTGTTAGATAATCCTAAAATGAAGGGTTTGAAAGAAATTACATTTGAAACAAATGGTACTCAAAAACTTTCAGATGATTTTATGCACTATTTGTGCGGCTGGCGTGATAACTGGGATGAGGGTCCTAAACGTGAGGTTACATTTAGTGTTAGTGCTAAACTTCCAGCAAGTGGAGAAAAGTGGGCAGATGCCATTAAGCCAGAAATTGTATGTGAGTACGAAAAAGTAGGTACAACCTATCTAAAATTTGTAGTAGCAACAGAACAAGACATAGAAGATGCTGAACGTGCAGTCCAAACTTTTAAGGATGCAGGGTTTGCAGGACATATATACTTAATGCCTGTAGGCGGTGTTGAAAGTGTCTATACACTTAATGCCAAAAATGTAGCACTGGCAGCTATGAAACGAGGTTGGCGCTATAGTGATCGACTACAAGTGCCGTTATTTAAAAATGAATGGGGAACATAATTATGGAGTTAGTGCATATGCAAAGCAAACCTAGACGTACACCGTTTGCTGTAGAATGGTTTTATACGTTAGGTGAAGATACTATTGAGGGCGTAGATTTTAAAAAAATTACCAAAATAATTCTTAAAAAAGAAAAAGAAATTTTAAAAAAATTCTCGCCAAGTCGAGGAGTAGACGGTTATACCGGATTAGGTCCTAATAGTCTAACTTCTAGATGGGAATCGTATAATATATTTTCTTGGGAGGAAGAGGAAATAGTTAAGTTAAGACAAAAAATATATGAAAAGTATATGGAATTTATGATGAAACTTAATGTTCCTAGAATGACTGTTTATATACAATGTTGGGCTAATGTGTTAAGAGAGGGAGAAAAAATTAATCCTCATTTACATAATGTTGGTCCGTATTCTTATTTGTCAGGGCATGTATGTGTACAAGTTGATGATACTTCAACTGTATATATTAATCCTGTTAATCAAATTAATAATCCCGAAGAATACTCTAGTAAAAATGAAGTAGGAAAATTTACTATTTTTCAAGATTGTATTCCTCACTACACTACCGAACACAAAGGTAAAAAAGAAAGAATAACTATTGCATTTGATATAGTAGTTGAAGAAGATGTGCATCAAAAATCTAATCCAGATCATTTTGAACTATTTGATGAAGTTTTGTAAAAATGAAACAGTTAATTAAAAAGTTTTTTGGAATTGAAAAATTAGAAAAAGAAAGAGCTGAAGCAGTTGCTCGATTAGAAGAGGCTAAACAAGCAGAAGCAGATGCTAAAAAAGCAGAAGAAACTGCTAAACTTACTCCTAAAGAACGAGCCACTGCTCGAGGTGAACCTTGGGTAGCTGTATTGGACACTCATGTTAATCAAGAGAATGTTAGAAATGGCTTTTTTGAACTTGACTGGAACGATCTATTTGTAGTACAATTGAAGGAAGCAGGATACGGATTTGACGGTGATCCAGATGAAGAGATTGTGGATCGCTGGTTCAGAGATCTTGCTCGTAATATGCTTACAGAAGAAGGTCTTGATCCTACTAGACGAGGAGCAGGCTTTATTAATGTAATTCCGATTGACAAAAACAAAAGCGAAGTTTCATGACATATATCTTAGTTGATACTGCTAATACATTCTTCCGTGCTCGACATGTTATCCGCGGTGACGCAGATATCAAATTAGGCATGGCTCTACACATTACCTTTAACAGTGTCAAAAAAGCATGGCAAGACTTTAATGGTCATCATGTGGTATTCTGTTTAGAGGGGCGCTCGTGGCGTAAAGATTTTTATGAGCCATATAAACGCAATCGACAAGAAACTCGTGCGGCTATGACTGTGCGAGAACAAGAAGAAGATAAATTGTTTTGGGAGACATTTGATAAGTTTAAAGAATTTATCATTGATAAGTCTAACTGTACAGTACTACAAAATCCTCGGTTAGAAGCAGATGACTTGATTGCAGGCTTCATTCAAAGTCATCCTAATGATGATCATGTGATCATTTCGACAGACGGCGACTTTGCACAATTAATTGCACCCAATGTTCGACAATATAACGGTGTAGCAGATACTACTCTTACGCATGAAGGTCTGTTTGACAAGAAAGGTAAGAGTGTAATTGACAAGAAAACTAAAGAGCCCGTTAAAGCACAAGATCCAGAGTGGATGCTGTTCGAAAAATGTATGCGTGGTGATACCAGTGATAATGTCTTCTCGGCGTATCCAGGTGTGCGTACTAAAGGTTCTAAAAA